CCACAGCATAGGTTCGGGCGCCGTGTGACCCGATGCTCAACGTCGGAATCACCCAACCAAAATCGGTGATGAGCCAGAGTTGAAACTCGGTGAAGTCGCTTTCGTATCGGTATGGCAGACGGTCTTTGCTGTCGTAGTCGGGTCGTTCAAGGTCGCCCTTCACGATGTTGGTTGGCAGCGCTACGCCCTTTGGCAGTTCGTTGAATTTCATTGTCATTCACTCCATCAGTCGATACCCGAGGGCGGGATTGCCCTCGGGTTGGTGCCACGAGTTCAGCCCTTGCGCGGGCCGTCCCACTTCGTTTCGACGCGCTCGCATTTGAACCACGCCGGATTGAGCTTCACGGTTTTCGTTTTCTTCACTTGTTGTCTCCTGGCTTGGAACAGGTCGGTGCGGGATGCACCGGCTGCATTACGCGCCCTTGCTATCGGGCGCGTCCTCTGCATTTGCACGACTGACTTCTTCGTGACTGTGGTGCCACGAAAATTTCGCCGCGACATGATTGGAAAAGTTTGGGTGGGGAGGAAAATCTCAACGACTTGACCACGACGTGGAGTCGGTCGCGCGCACCGGTAGGTTCCGGTTTGTTGCACGACGCCAGCACTTGTGCGGCCCGCAGGCCAACGTGACATGTTCGCGAGTTACTCCGTTCGACTCGATGCGTTTCCGCGATGTGGTCGGGATGCGCTAATGATGTCATCGCCCAGTGGATTTTACTGATACTTTCCACTGACAATTTTTCTGGCAGGTTCGTCGGTATTTTGTTTTCAATGGTCGCGTCAGTTCCCCGCGTCGGGTGTTGCGTGTGTGATGCAACATGTTCCCGTATCGCGCGTGTGACGTTCAACGACTGTCTGCTGGTTGCCTTCCCGCCCGACGATTGTGCGCGACGTTCACCCGTATGGTTCGGCGCGCGCGTCAACCCTGCGTGTTGTTCAACCCCGACATGACGATAGTATCATGGTCACGGGGCGACGCAAGGTGCCACTGCACACTTCGGCGCGTAGTTTCCCAGTAACCGCGTGACAGAACTGCACGCTTTTTCGTGGTCGATTCTGCGACACGCTGCGCGCGGTTGCACGGTATTGCACACGATTTGGGCCTTTACGAGACTGCACAGTATTGCCCAGAACTGCACGTAGTTGCACAGAATTGCCCATGACCAGAATTGCCCAAAACTGCACACGACTGCACACGACTGCACAGCCCTGCGTGGTTCACGGGACTGCACGCTTCTTTCGATGTCAAACTGTGCAACCCACTGCACAGAATGGCAGAACGTTGCCCTGTCAACCCCTTGCTAAACTGTGAAGGTGATCGCGCCAAGTTGCAGATGCAGCGCTGTAAAGGCTGGTGTTATTTCTATAACACTGGGACGTTACGCTGGCCGACGTAATCGGTACGTCGGCCAGCGTACCCAACGACGGCGACTACTGGGAGGCGTGCGCGATGGTATCCGCCGCAATGCGGTAGGCCTGGGCATACTCGCGACGGGCCCGATTCTTGGCCGACCGGCGGAGCCGAGCGACCACGCGCTTCATGAGCTTCTGAGCGTAGGATTTCTGGAAATTCTGAGCTTGTGGTGCAACCATGACTTTCTCTCCTTCATTCGCGTCAAGCGCGACCATTCGCGTTGACATTGAAAATGAACGCAAGGCGCATGCCAACAAAATCTACGCGATGCTAACGACCTCTGTGGTCGGGCTAGGGCATGTGTCGTGTAAGAATTTCAAGGTGTGGATGATTCGCATCCAACGACCGCGACCTGTTCAGTAACGCGAACGCGCCGCCCGTCTTCCCGGATTAGCTCGCAAAATGGCAGCCCAGTTCCACACGGAATATGGTCAAAGACCCGTTCGTAAGTAATCTTCGATTCCCGGCCCTCGAGCATATACTCAGACTGAGTATAACCCTCAATGCCGAATTTCAGCCAGCGATTGGCTTCATCGGGTTGAACCCGACACGTCACCCTCATGCTCGCGCCCGCGATCAGCGCGTGGGGCAGTACCCGAATCTCCACCGGCTTGGTCGCCAGCGCTGAGATCAGAATGGCCGCCCCTAACAAGCAACATGTCGTCCGGCTGACACTTATCGCATCCCGTCTCATCACGCCACCACCACATTTTCGTTCCGCAGAGCGGGCAGGGTTTATTGGCCATCGCCACGAATGTGAGCGTAGACGAGCAGATAGCCGTGCGCGTCCACGAGGTTGTCCCGTTTGTGCTTCTGAGCTTGCCGTTGCAGCTTCAGCCCGACCATCATGAGCGCCGCTTCATCGGGCGTGATGTCGCGTTTCAGAATCGGGTTGAGAATTCCCGACCAGACCTTGGCGATGCCCTCGTAGTTGGACCGCGGAGTCCCGTAGTCGTCCTGTCGGGTGCCGTTCACGAGGGCGCAGGCTTCTGCCATCTCGCTGCTGCCCGGGCCGGCGATGGTGTGGGCGCTCGATTCGGGCTCAAGCACCTGGGTCGCGATGCTGTCCGCGAACGTCTCGATTTGTTGGTCGACGGTTTTCATGCAGTATCTCCGATAGTCGCAGTTAGGGTTTTCACAGGACCAGCCCGCCTCGGGGTCGCAGCCGCAAATCCATGCGCTCATGGGTCCCACCATTCAGTTTCTGTCTGAGGGTCTATCTTGTTCGTTCGCAGGAATATCCGGTCCTGCTCCGTCAGCGTCATGTGCGCCTTGTGGTGTCGCGGCGGTTGAGCATCGAAGTTCACGCCGCCGCAGTTGGCACAGGGCCGGGGGTGATCCATGTCCACGAGCATCTGCTTGGAAAAGCAACGTTGGCAATACCGTGTGCGTAGGTCACCCATGGTTCGACTCCGACATTGACCCGGACAAGTGCCGCCACAAATCCCGCAGCGCGTCATGCGCCGACTTTCCGTTTGCCCTTCTCGATGTAGGTCTTGCCGACCCAGTGCATGAGCACCGAGCCGATGACGGTGAACGCGGTATAGAACGCGCCGACCCCGAGGCGCTGCATGAACGTTCCGCTGGTCAGCAGCCCTTGCATCTTGCTCAGCGTGAAGAAGAACTGCATGAACCAGACGCCGTTGCTGCACAGCGCGGCGATGATATGAAGCCCGTATGAGCCCGAGTTGCGAGCCCGCGAGACGAACGTAAACGAGGCGTTTTGTAGAATCAGCGCGAGTGCCCAAAGAAACCATGTCATCGTTCTGCCCTCCATGTGAAGTTGATCGACGGCCGAAACGTAGCCCACGCGGGCCCTGTGCCGAGCCAGAGCGTACCCGGGCGGCAGAAGAAACCGTCCGGGTACCCCAGCCCAACGCTGAACACGAGACCGATGAGCGCCCTACGCACTGACCGGTTGACCGGTGAAATGGTCGACGTTGAAGGACATGTGCTCACAGAAGCCGGCCGTCTTGTGGAACAGGAACGCTTCGCCGCAACGCCGGTCCATGTAGGCGTGCTGCGTGTGCCAGAAATCGTGGCCGCTCAGCGATGTGATGCGCCGGATGCGGACGCCCTTGTCGGAGATCAGGTCCTGGTCTACACGCCCTGGCAACGTGCGAGCTTCGAACTTTTCGCTGATATGCTTGTGACCGAGATGCCACTCACGTGACGCGCACCGCGCCCACATCTCGGGTTCTTCCCTCGCCATCGTGAGCCCGAGCTCCTTCACCGCCTCGACGTTCCCGTGGGTGAAGCCGAACATATTGGTGCCGAACTCGTAGTACTTGCGGAGCTTGGCGCTGTTGTCGAAGGTGATGTGCGGCGTATCGTGATAGCGAGCTTCGAGGACTTCGCCCAACATGAAGGACGTGAGCTCGTCGTGGTTTCCAGGAATGATGACGACATCAACCGGCGCGAGCTGCCGGAGATACTCGAGGGCGTAGATGTGAACGTCCTTGATGCGCTTGAAGACCTTGATGTAGCGGCTATCGTTGTCGAGCGGGGTGCCGGCGGTCGTTTGTCCTCGCTTGCCGTCGGAGTGGCTCACGTCGTTGCCGAACACGCAGAGGATCCGCTCGAGCTGGCCGCCGGAGAGTCGCATCGCCCGCTCGAAGAGGTGGTGCAGCGAAGCTTTGAAGAGGTCTTCCGCGATGTTCGTGTCGTAGTTCGTGGGCGTCTCGCCCTCCCACGTCAGCTTGCCCATGTGCAGGTCGAACGGCGAGAACTCGAATAGGTAACCACCGCCGGGTTTCTTGTTCCACCTCGGCGCGGCGATGCGCGGCAGCTTTCGCATGTCGGCGATGAGTTCGCGCGACAGCTGTTGCATCGTCACGATCATCGGCGACTTGCGTTTGAACGACGCCTTGACCTGGTACATCTCGGTGACGATCGGATCGCTGTTGTCCCGTGCCCAGTTCTTCGAGCTGCCCACGGTCTTGGGCATAGCCGCCATATCCCATTTGTTGCAGGTGAAGCGGTCGACTTCCCACACTTCGCGGTCGACCTCGCAGACGTCCATCAGCTGCTCGAGCGTAACGAGGCGATTGACCTTCTTGGTGATGTCAAGCGACATCGCCGACTCGGTGCGTGACTCGACCAGCTCCTGTTTCTCAGCCGGTGGCTCGGGCGGCGCTTGAACGATAGCGTTGCCCTTGACGCGGCAAACGTAGCACTGCGCCGCACGGATGTCCTTCGCTCGACCGCACGCGCACTTCTTCCGCTTCGCTGCGCCCTTGCTCAGTTGAGACGTGTAGCATTTCTTGCATCGTTTGGCGTCCACATTTTTCGTGGCGCCGCAGCTACACGTGTCCGTTTTGTGGCGGCTTGTTCGCATATCGGATAAATCTCCTATGAAGTATAGTCTTCACCGGTGAGCATCATTCGCGCGAGACGATCAGCGCGTGCTCCGACTTGCCCTGCCCACCGCGACTTGTGCATCTCTCGAGCAGCCGCCGACCAGTCGCGTCGCTCGATAGCCTGCATAGCCTTCTTGAACTCGAGCGCTTTGAACCCGAGGTTGAAAGCCATATCGACGCAGACCCGCTGGCGCACTTCGTCGAGCTTGGCGAAGAAGCCCCAGAACATCTGAATCGACATCTCCACTCGGCCGATGTCCTTGACGAGCACCTCGCGGCACTCCTCCTCGGTCGCCGTACCGCGCGCGTCGATGGCCCGATTGAGCATCACTTGCAGCGGACCGAGGCCGCGGGACGTAACGTTGTAGCCGATGCCCCACGTCTTGTTGCCTTGCGGCTGTTCGCCCGGCTCAAGGGCTTTGCCGGTCGCGTCATCGTAGAAGTAGGGCCGGATGCCCTCGTGGAGGATGAGCTGCTTGATCATCTTCTGCAAGTCTGCCATTTTTTCTCTCCCTAGAAGTACGCGCCGAGACCGGCGCCGGCGAAGAAGCCGCCGACCGCGCCCTGAAGCCAGCGAACAATAGCCGTTCGCCATTCAAAGGTTCGGCAATCGTCAATCGACTTCCACGACTGGAATGCGTGGTAATCGACCTTGGCCGCGACAGCGAGCCCGATCAGGGCGCCGTGAAGGCCAGCAACAAGCGTGGGATGCGTCATCATTCTTTTACTCCTAACGGTTCGGTTTGAACAATCCTGAGAACTCTTGCAGGAGCCATATCCGTCAGCATCACCTTGACCACCTTCACGCCGTATTCTTCGAGGGCGGCTTTGGCTTCGTTCTTGAGCGCGGTATCGAGCGTCCCTTTGCGGGACTTCTCTTTCAAGTCGGCCCACGACA